TCTGTTGGGAAGAGGCTTTGGCATCTTGGGGTCATCCCAAGTTTTTCTACCCATTACTACTGTGTTATTGGTTGTATGAGACCTAAACCACCTAAAATCTTTTGGGTTGTGTGGCCAAGGGAGAGTACCGTCTTTTCCGATACCCCCCTTTAAGTCCATTGCAAAAATTGCATTTATCATGTCATCACTGGTGAGACTTTTCGTTTGGGGTCGCCCCAAACATCTCTTGCATTGACCTTGATAAACTGTCTGTTAGTTTCTGCCGTGTTTGGATTTGGTACTGTTAGTACCACATTTTTTCCTTCACGCCAGGCCTTTTGTTGATTTAGAAGTCGTCTTGATGCATAATCTGGGTCGTTTTTACTTCTAGATTTAGTTGTACCAACGATGCCCTTAGATACATAATTTTTACCAGATGCCTTTTTACCCTTACCCATTTGCAGAAACTCCATATGGTTTTAGAGTTGCGGCATATTCTTTTGCCTTTTCTTCACTAAGGAAGAATTTACTAGTTACCTCGGGGCCACCTTCTGGAGACCACGGAGAGGTGAAGTCAATATGTTTGACCTCATATCCATATGTCTCTCTTCTATCACCTACAGGTTTTACTTTAACAATATGTGGAGATTTTTCTTTCATTTTTCACCTCAATAATTTGCATGGTTTATAGATATTAATTTAAAAATTATTATTTGTCAATAGTTTTTTCGCAAACAGTTTTACATTTCTCGACTAAATCCAATGTGGTCGAAACACATAACTGTGTAAATAATATAGTACAAAGTAAAATCACTGCAAGTACAATATTCAACACAAGGTATTTCATTCAGTTGCACCCAGTAAATCTGGGAAAGTTTCTCTCACTAGTCTTTCAGTGATTCCAGAAATTTTTAACTTTCCCATAATTAATTTTTCTAATATTTTTGCATCGTCTGCGTGTATAGACTCTAACATTCTTACTACAATTCTTTCGGTTTTATGTTGACCGATTTTTGCAACATTGTTCTCATAGAGTAAATATAGTTTTTTAGCCTCTAGTCCAAAATTACTCAAAGAAAGTTCTTCTGGGTCATCAGCCGGTGTCCAATCGGGAATCTTTTTAATTCCTAACTTAATATTTTTGTCAAACATATGTTGCAAGACAATTCTTAGTGTTCTACCATTATTATTTAGTAAAATATGTTTTTTCTCTGCAGAAGATCTAGTTGATTCCAATTCTTCTACTAATTCATGAAATAATTTCATTGTTATCCTCTTTAAAATGCGAGATTTCATCCATCATGAGTACCATTTTATTTTCAATAAAATAATTAAAAATCTTTTTAGAGTCACCGATTGGTTTTTTCCTAAATTGATTTAAAATTTCTTCTTGAATATTTTCTGGCACAAAAGTCAAATCAACAAGCCTCTCGTTTCTACGATATCTTTCTAACATGTTGACATCACAAAAATCTTCTGGTTTTCTTTTTATGTCTAACCACTCTTCCAATTTTTTCTTAGATAGTGGTCTCTGTCTTTTATCGTTCACGAACACATCATCTTCAGACAGAACATTGGGAATACCATCACCACGATCTCCACGAATAATGTGCTCACGAATATATTTATGTGGCTCATCAGTTACCAAAAACTTTTTAAGAATTGGACTGTATTGAGTTACATTAGGATATCTCTGCAACTGTTTAAAGTCTTTATCACTTGAAACAATAAGAGTCTTTTCATCTTTAGAGAAGTTTTTGACTAAAGTACCAATGATATCATCTGCTTCAGTTCTATCTACTTCAATAATTTTCCATGGAAAATAATTACGCAAATCTTCTTTTGTTTGCGTAATAGTATTGAATATTAAATTCCAGTCATAACCAGAATCTTCTCTAACTTTTTTTCTGTTGCCTTTGTAAAAAGGAAAGTAATCCTTTCTCCAAAAGTTTTTATTGTCACAACAGATGACAATTTTACCGTAGTCACTACCAAATCTTTTTTTAACACTAAGAATACTATTCAGTATCATGTGTTTAATCAAGCCTTCTTCAAGTTCTTCTTGACTAGATAACTTGTTTATTTGTACCATAAGATTTGAAATGACCACTTGGTTGAGGTCTATCAAGATCATAATATCACCGTTTATTAGTTTACACTATTATTTATACACCAATAATATCACCATTATCAATCAGTGTCAACAAGTTTTCCAACAATTTTTACGATTTCTACCCGATTAAACAATGTTTCGTGTTGTTTATCATATTCGTTAAATTCATGTTTTTTGACAGTTCCCTTAAACACAAAACAAACACCTTCATCAAGTTCTTGGATAGTTTCTGAAAAAAATAAACCACGGCGACCAGATCGTGTTACAAATTTATATAGCGTTCTCGGGCCATAATCTGTTCGGACTCTACGCATTTTTTCAATTTTTGCATACCATTCTGCACGCTCCATTGGTTTACCAATGTAAATATCTTTCATTTCAATTTCGTTAGTCATCATATAACCTCAAACCATTCTGGAATTTCACGATTAGTCCAAACCATATTGAACCGTTTCTGTTTTGTTTGATAAAATGCACGATAAGATTTTACAACATCTGGGAACATACATTCTGGATTAGATTTCATCGCCAGAGGTTGTTTTGTTTTATATCCTATCGGAATCTTGTGTGGGGGAGTTGCAAGAAGTTCTCTAAGTAACAAGTCTGTAGAGTGTTTCTTTCCGTATCTATACTCATACTCATCACATAGCGCACAAAAATGAACATAATGCCAGTTGTAGTTATTATTTGATTCCATAGTCCATACTGTAGATGGGTGTTTATGGTGTACCGCTTTGTATAACACACTTTCTAGATTATCATTTGGGTGTACCCAATAATTTATCATTCTCTTGCCAGATTTGGACGGCCGTTTCTCAACAAATCCGTCCAAAATTCTGTGTGCAGTTGATAACATTTGGGCAGATTCTACTATCATCTTTACAACATGTTTGTCACATTGTAATTGTGCTGCTATCACAGGATCATTATCTAACACAAATATATTCATCACAACATCTCGAAGAATTTTTACTGTTGTTTATACTGTATCAAAAAAATCAATCATTGTCAAGCAAGTATTTACAAATATAATAAGAGTCTACTATATCAGATACTGGGTTGCCAATCTTTTCACTTTTAATTTCCAGTTCAAGTTGTAAGTTTCGTTGTGTTTCCGTTAGAAAGCTTTCATACATCATTTCTTTTTTCGCATTACCTTTACCAGTAGCAAACTTTTTAATATGTGTTGGTGCAACCAATACATATTCTATTTCTGATTGCCACAATTTCCATTTTAAAAGACCTGCATTTTCTGCAATGTGAAATACTTTCCCAGTTGAACCATAACTATAATCTTCTATCGCAACCTTTTCCACTTCATGACTAATAATTATGTCCATTGCCCAGTCAGAAATAAAGTCATATCTTTCTTCTGGGCTCGAAAAATTAGACAGATTTTCTTGTCCGTCTATATTCTTATAATTGTATGTGGAAAATTTTTTAGTATTTGATAGAAAATATATTTTACATTTATTAAAGTCAAATTCATTAACTTCCCCCTCATAAATACATATTGAAGGGGAAGTTAAACTATAATCTATTCCTCCGAATCTCTGTACCATTCATCATCCTCGTCTGTGTAAGAGTCACTATCTAATATATAGTCATCCAGTGACTCCCCACAGGCAGGACAGAATTTTACGACTTCATCTTCGTCTACAAAATTAACAATGAATTCAACACCACAAAAATTACATTCTTTGAGTTGTTTTGACATTTGTTATTCCTCTCCTAACAACTTACTATTATTTAGAAATTGTGCAAATTTAAAACTCAATTTCGCAGGCGCCGCCTTGACAGGCAACTGCACCCATAGTATCGATGTCAGTAAAAGTTTTGTCATTTAGATTATTTACAAAGTCAATCGGCTTCATATTTTGTTGAATTTTAGTCCATTTGTGTAGAATGGCAACATCTTTCAAACAATATTCGGCGTCTTTCAAATTACCATTAAAATAGTTTTCGGCGAATTTATTAAACCTACGAATCCATTCTGCACGATTATCAGAAATTTCTCCACGATGTTCTTCTGGTAACTGAGCAATCATTGTTGCTTCCCATAAATCATTAAACCCCTTTAGGGTATCAACAATCAACCCAGATGCAAACATTGCTCCACGACCATGTTCAGTGACAATTTCATCTTCAGTTTTTACTGCAGTCATAGGCGCCTGGTTGAAATCTTTGTCACCAGAACCAGCCAAGAAAGACACTCCGGCAAAATATGCACGATTTCTATACAGATAATCTTCTACTTGACTCCACATATGTTCAGGAACAGTTACTGTGTTTGATACATTGTGGCGAATATTTGGTTC